TAGATTCCATATTACTAGACTATTCCTTTCTCCTTTAGTTACGGGTTTAACTCTATGCCATACAAACGAAGGAAACACAACCAAAGAACCTTTTGGTAATATTTCAGTACACGCCCTAATGTTAGGTTTTTTATCAGGATCTAAATTCCTAAAGTCAAACTCTAACTCTCCACCTTTGTATTCTTTTGGATCTGTTAACGTTACGGTTACAGATAATTTTCTAATCTTACCTTTTGTTGGACCTTCTTCAACATAAGCTTTATCCCAACTATCACAATGCCAATCATAGTATTGACCTTTTTTATAAATAGTAAATTGACAAGCTTCTGAAAAATCCCATTCAAAGTTCCAACCTGCGTTTTGATTTGCCATTCTAACGTATGGTTGAATCTCTTTGTATATCCAACGATCACTCATCCAGACTATATTTGAATCTCTTTTCTTTTGTAAATCTTTTATTTCGTCTTTAGTAAGAGGTTGTTTAGTTAAATTTCTATCTCTACCAAAGCCGCCTGTAAGAGCCATAATCTCTCTTTCTTTTTCTGCCTTACCATACTTAACAATAAGATCACAAATCCTTGGGGGTATTGCAGATTCAAAATACCAATAGTAATTAGATATATTCATAGTTAATTGTTAAAATTATATTTAAACCAGTAGAAGTATTAGGTGAGAAAGAATATTTATTAGTAGCAGGGAACATTATAAAGTGATTATCTTTTATAGGTAAGTGCCAAGTTCTATTTTTTCTTCTGTTATCATCATATTCGATAATACATTCTGAAGAACCTTCTTTAACATCAACACCATAAATAAGTGTGTAGTCTGGTGAGTTTCTTAAATCAACAGGATCAACTTGACCTCTTGTCCAAGATTTTTCTTTTGGATGCATAACATTACCGTGCACATTTTTTTGCACTAAAGTTCTATCATAGTCTAATCTCCAGTGATCTCTCACATAATCTTGCAGCCATTGTAGGGGTTGAGAAAAAGGTACAACATAATCATCAAAAGCATAAGCTTGTGGATTAGTGTTAATTCTATTTTTTTTAACAAAAGATTCTATGATGTCGTTTCTTATTTTATCACGGTCAATCTCAAAGCCTTTAGGCATTTGAATTTTGCCTGTATAAATATCTACTTCTGTTAATACTTTCTTTTGCATACCTATCTAGTATGTAATTAACTCTAATTAAAATGTCAAGTGAATTATATAGCTGTTTTATCCCAAGCACCTGTAGATTCATTCCACTCATATCTATGAGTAAGAGTTTCTTCTTCAGATAATGCTGGAGCATCACCAACTGGTGATTGCCATCTAGCTTCTGCCACATTTAGAACCCAACTAGCAAAAGGTTTCTTACCAATGAAAATATCGTTATCTTCATCATAAGTATAACCTATACCTGCGTAGTTACCTCTTAAAGGTGTTCCACCATTTGTGTGTTGTCCGCCAGATGTATTGTAAGATGTTTTTTTCCAAAGAGGCCAGCTATGGATTCTCTCCAAAAACTGTCTTCCTACTTCTTCATCTTCAATACCATCAGCATTTAAACAATCAGCATCAGCTACAACGTGAACCGCTATAACTTTATTGTTTGCTCCTAATTTTGCGTAATGTGCCATAATGTTTCTCCTTATATATTATTTATTAACTTATTTCAACTATTGAAATTTATATCTTATTATTACTATACCTGATCCACCTGTTCCACCAGTACAAGCTGGCGTAGCAGAATATTGACCTGCTCCTCCACCTGTATTAGCTGTACCTTTTCTTGAAACGACTGGTGAGGGTATAGGATTACCTGTTCCCCAACCTGCACCTCCTCCACCATACCCACCTGGGGCATAGGCTGGATTAGGGTTACCTAAAGAATAGATACCTCCACCTCCTCCACCTGCAAAATATTTTAAAGCTCCATCAGGACCTGGTGTACCTGCTGCTGGATTAATTGCTGTTCCTGTACCAACTCCACCTGGACCACCTCTACAGTTAGCAGAGCCTCCTGCACTACCACCGGCACCTCCTCCTCCACCTGCACCTAATTGTGGATAGTTTGGAGATCCAACACTACCACCATTTCCTTGTGGTGGTGAGACTGGAGGACTGTTACCTGAACCCGCTGAACTAGTACCATCACCACCGGCACCACCTCCTGATCCTCCTGGCGAACCAGGGTTACCTGGATGATTTCCACCTTTACCTCCACCTGTTGAAGTTATTGTTGAAAAAACTGAATCTGAACCATTTGTTATGTTTGGATAAGATGCATTACCAGTTCCGCCGGCACCTATTGTAACTGGATATGTTTGAACTGAAACTGGCAAACCTGCTGGTGCATTTAATGGACTAGCTGTGTAAGGAGTTGCTGGTGTTTTACCTTCTCTATAACCACCTGCTCCACTACCCCCTGCTATACTACCTGTTGCTCCTCCACCTCCTGCTACTACCACATATGAAATGTTATTGTTAGCTGGTGTTGGTGCTGTATTAACTACAAAAGTTGATGTGCTGTTGAAAGTATGTATTTTAAAATCACCACAAGTTGTTACCGTTCCACCTGAAGCACAAATAAATAATGGAACTCCTGAAATATTTTCTGTGGCATCACTAGTTTGTTTCCATCCTCTTGTTCCATCCACATATACTAAACTAAACGCAACACCTTTAGTATCAATTATTGCATTGTTACAAGATCCATTAATTTTTGATGAATTTCTACATAAAGTTAAATTGTTTGTTTGAAAGGTACTTGCATAATCTGAAACTGCTATAATATCTCCTGCTGAAGGTGATGATGGAAGTGTTACCGTTACTGCTCCGCCTGTTGTATTTACAAAATAACCAATTCCATTAGCTGCTGTAAAGGGAGATGTTTTAGCCGTTGTACACCAATTAACTGAACCTGATCTTCCAAATCCAGTTTGTGTTGCTCCTGAAGCTAATGAAACTGTTCCACCACAACGACCTAAAGTTACTGTCGTTGCATCCACTGTAACTGTTTTACCTGTTCCACCACCAACTGTAGCTGTGCATCCTGATCTTTGTTCTAATTTATTTACTTTAATTGTACTCATAATTTATCCTATTGAAATCTGTATCTTATCATTACTACACCTGATCCACCAGCAGATCCTGAACCTGGGCTATTAGCTCCACCGCCACCACCTGTATTAGCTGTACCAGCGGTTGCTCTTGCTCCGCCACCACCTCCTGTTGGGGCATTAACTGGTCCAGCAGGTCCTGGTGATCCTGCTCCACCTCCTGCAAAATATCTTGTACTTGAAACTGGACCTGGTGTTCCATAACTTGGAGCTGTTGGACCAATAAAAGGATCTGCTATGTAAGCACCTTCTCCTCCTTGACCCTTTACAGGTGAACAACCATCAAAGCCAACTGTACCGGCTCCACCACCACCACTTCCATCCCAAGTAGGCGGTCCTGGTGCTCCATCTCCTCCATTTTGTCCTTGAGGCGGACTAACTGGAGGAGTATTTCCTGCTCCACCACAAACTGCATTTCTTCCACCAGCACCTGATCCACCGGGCATACAACCCATAACATCGTGACCACCACCTCCTCCACCACCAGCAGAAGTTACTGTAGAAAATACAGAAGCTACGCCTTTAGAACCTGAATCTGGATTACCAGAACCAGCACCTGCTCCTCCAGCTCCAATAGTTATTGGATAAGATGTTGTTGTTACTGTAATTGCTGTGTTAGGACTTGCTCCTGAATTATTTATAGGGTGATTTGATCCTGGTGCTGTTGAAAAAAATCTCATACCACCGGCTCCACCTCCGCCTGAACCTCTTGGTTGTGGATAGTTATTTGATCCTCCACCGCCTCCTCCTGCTACTACTGTATAATCAACTACATTATTAACTGCACAAGTAGATAATGATGCAACTGAAAAAGTTCCACTACCTGTAAAAATATGAGTTTTAAAATTACCACAAGTAACTGTAGCATCTCCACCAGACGCAGATATGAAAGTTTGTATACCTGATGGACTTTCTGTAACGGATTGTTGTGTTGTCAACCAACCTTGTGTTGAGTCAACAAAAACTAAAAGAACTGAACCTCCTTCTGCTATTAATTTAGGATCTTGAGCATCACCACCACCAATTTTATCTGATCCATTAACATTTAAAGTAACTGCATTTGTTTGCCAAGTTCCTGCATAATCTTTTAAACCTATGATAGCTCCTGCAACACCTGCTGGTAAATTAACTGTTATTGCTCCACCTGTGGTATTAACAAAATATCCTTCACCACTAACAGCTGTAAAAGTTGCTGTTTTAATTGAACTTGTTTGCCAATCAACTGTGCCGGTTCTACCCATTCCAGTTGTTGTTGCACCACACGCAATAGCAACAGTTTGACCTGAAGAACCTAATGTAATCGTAGATCCACATTTTTTAATAATGTTAGATCCGTCTGAAACTTTTTGTATATTATCTACTTTAATTGTACTTGTCATAATTATTGAAATTTATATCTTATTGCTACAAATCCTGATCCTCCTGATCCATTTGGTTGTGTTGGTGATGATATACCTCCACCTCCTCCACCTCCAGTATTAACTGTACCAGTAGTGGCTGCCGTAGCTGGGTGAATAGCACCATTTCCACCACCACCTACTCCTCCAGGTTGAGTAGTTCCATCACCTGCTGGTGGTTGAGTTCCACCTCCACCTCCTCCTGCAAAATATCTTCCTGCTGCCGGTCCTGGTGTTCCATAACTTCCAGATGTAGGTCCAAAAAAAGCTGTTGCTATTGGTGATCCTGCTCCACCAGCACCTGGTGCTGATGGTTTACCTTGAAAACCTACTGCTGCAGCTCCGCCTCCTCCACCACCGGAGTAACAACCACCACCTGCTCCACCATTATTACCTTGAGAAACAGGAGTGGGAGGGGTATTACCTGAACCTCCAGCTGTTGATGATGGATAATTACCACCACCACCTGAACCACCATCTGCTCCAGTTCTATTTGGTCCTTCTGATCCGCCACCACCCCCACCAGTAGATGTAATTGTACTAAAAACTGAATTTACACCTGATGAACCTCTTGCTGTTGGTGAACAAGAAAATGCTCCTCCTGCTCCAACTGTAATTGCATATGTTTGTTCTGAAACTGGTAAACCTCCAGTTGCTGGACTTGGATAAGTAGTTCTAAAACCACCAGCACCTCCTCCACCTGAACCTGATCCATCACCACCTCCTCCTCCACCAGCTACAACTAAATATTCTACAGTATTTGATCCAGCAGCTGTACCTCCACTAACCACTTCAAAATTTCCATCTGCTGTAAATATATGTGTTTTAAAATTACCACAAGTAAGTATGGTGTTTCCGCCTGTAGCTTCAACAAAAGCTCCTTGTAAAATATTTTGATCTGCTGTATTTACTAATTTCCATCCTCTTGTACCATCTACGTAAAGTAAAGTTATTGCATCACCACTGTCTGCTATTGCTTTATTTCCACAGCTTCCTTCAATTTTAGAGCTATTTCTACAAATTGTAATATTGTTAGTTGATGCAGTTTTTGCATAATCAGATACTGCCACAACATCTCCAGCGCTTGGCGATGAGGGAAGTGTAACTGTAACACCGCCTGATGTTGTATTAACAAAATAACCCTTTCCATTTACCGCAGTAAAAGGAGAAGTCTTTGCAGTTGTGCACCATAATACTGATGAAGTTGGAGTACCAAATCCTGTCTGTGTTGCACCAGCTCCTAAAGTTACAGCAGTTCCTGGACCTCCTACTGTTAATGTAGAGCCACTTTGTTTATCAATTGTATCTACTTCTATTTTACTCATTAAACTACTACCAACGTCCCTGTTACTGTGATTGTTCCAGGTATAGTGATAGGACCTGCAAGAACTCCGTTCTCAACAGTTTGTGTACCGTCAATCGTACCTGCTTGATTTTTTATAAACTCATCCGGTGCTGTCTGACCTCCAATATATTGAATGCCATTTATTATTGCCGTCATTGTTCCTCCTACGAACTAATTGTATCAATGTACGAAAGAACTACGTCTAAGCTACTTGCTGTATCAGAGACGGCTTCTAACGTGTTTGTACTATCTAAAACAATTTTTGCTCCGCCTTGAATTAATTCAATAGCAGAATTAGGTGGTATAACAACTCCTTTTGCAAGGAAGTAGTCAGCTCCACCTTTAGCAATCTTAACATCAATTGCAATAGTTGATGTTAAAATATTACAACATCTAATACCAATTACTGCATCGTAGTTTCCACCTGCTAACAGTGTAGTATCACCTGTTCCAATTGTTCTAACTAATACGTTTCTAAAATCTTGTGCCATATTTTTTCCTTATAATGCAACCGCCATTGCTAATGCAAAGCCATTGCTTGCTGCTCCTACTGGATTACCTGTTGCGTCTA